GCAATTATTATTTGGATAGCAATTTATGGTTTTGCTGCCGTTGGTATTTACAATTTATTTAATTGGTTGATATGAACATACAAATACAAGACAAAAACGTTTTAAGCGTAATGGCTAAATTTAAAGAACGTTCAGAAGCTGGAATAAAGAAATACAAGACAACGTTAGAACGAACAGATTTAACAACGTTAGAATGGCTTACACACGCACAAGAAGAAGCGATGGACTTTGTTCTTTACTTGGAGCGATTGAAACACGAATACAAACAATCTAAATAAATAAAAATGGAAACAAGAAACAACACAGGTGCAATTTTTAAGAACGACAACAAAAAAGCGGAAAACCATCCTGATTACAAAGGTAAAGTAAACGTAAACGGCAAGGATATGGAAGTAGCGTTATGGTTGAAGACTTCAGCAAAAGGAGTTAAGTTTATGTCGGCTTCATTTAGTGAACCATTTGTAAAAGGTGAGCCACAAATAAATAAAAATGAGCCACAAATTTCAGGAATAGTTGCTAACTTTCAAGAAGAACAGTTTAAGCAGTATGAAGAAGATAACGACGATTTACCGTTTTGATATGTACATACAAGACGAACAGTTACGAACTGAATTAAAAAACATTTTAAGGTTAAAAACACGAAATAGCATAGTTAAAGAAATACAGGACAAAGGAAACAAGTTTCACTTTTTCCAACTTACAAACTTTCTACAGGGCAAAGACGTTTCACTTTCAACGCTTAAAAAAATAGATTACTTCGTAAACAAATAAAATTTTTAGATTAAAAACGTAGGCGCAGACTTAATTGTTTGCGCTTTTTTTGTTCTACACAACTAATTGTTAATAAATTCGTTTGTTTATTGTTGAAAAATTAATCATACATTTGCTTAATATCTAAACAATGAAATATTGGAATGGTTAACTAAAGTTGCAAAGCATCATAACGAATGGGTTAAAATGGTTAATCAATTTGGCGAATATTTCTTTGCCGAAGACATAGTCCAAGAAACTTACATAATGTTAATGAAATGGAGCAGCGAAGAAAAACTATTTAAAGACGGAAACATAAGTAAAGGTTATATGTGGTTAGCTTTAAAAAATACTTTCCTTCAGCACGTGAACAAAAACAACAAAATTAAATTTATACATTTAGACGATGTTTACAATTTAGCAGAAGAAAACAACACCGAAGAAAACGAAGCATACAACGACCTGTTAAATAATGTAGATTTAGAGTGTGATAGTTGGCACTGGTACGACAAACAATTATTTGAACTGTACAAAAACACGAATAAAAGTTTAAGACAAATAAGTAGTGAAACAAACATAAGTGTAACAAGTATATTTAACACGGTTAAAACTTGTAAAAAACGAATTAAAAATAACGTAGGTGAAGACTACCAAGATTTTATAAACCAAGATTACGAACTAATAAAAAAGAAAAAATGAAAAGTAAAGGATTAGGCGATACAATCGCAAAGATTACAGAAGCAACAGGAATTGACAAACTTGTTAAATTTATTGCAGGTGAAGACTGCGGATGTGACGAACGTAAAGAAAAGTTAAACAAACTATTTCCGTATGCAAAACCGTTGTGTTTAACAGAAGACGAGTTTAACACGTTAGACACTTATTTTAAGCAAAACACGAACACACTTACAAGCGATGAACAAACAAGTCTAATAGCAATTAACAACAGAGTATTAAACCAAAAATTAACCTTCAGCACTTGTTCAAGTTGTCTTCGTGATTTAGTAAGTAAGCTGCGAGTAATTTACAACGAATATACTCCAGAACAAACAGAAGAAAATGCCGATACCGAAACCAAGTAAAGACGAAACAAAAAGCGACTTTGTTAAACGATGTATGTTAGACCACGTTATGATAAACGAGTACGATATTAATCAACGTTCTGCAATTTGTCAAGATGCTTATAATACAAAATTAGCAAAGGAGAAAATAAGTTTTGACTATGACGGTACACTTTCAACAAAAAAAGGTTTTGATTTAGCAAATAAGTTAAGCGAAGAAAACACGATTTATATTATTTCAGCAAGAGATAACAAAGACGAAATGTTACCAAGAGCAAACGAGTTAAATATTCCTGCAAATAGAGTTTACGCAACAGGAAGCAACAAAGCAAAAATAGAAAAGATTAAAGAACTTGGAATATCAAAACACTACGACAATAATAAAGATGTAGTAAACGAATTAGGAATAGTAGGAGCATTAATATAAATAATTAAACAGAAAAAAATGCGTTTGACTGAAGCAATAGCATACTTAAATAAAAAGGGAACAAACAAAGAATGGATAGTAACCAATATTAAACATTTAGAAATTACACAACCTTTAATAAATTTAAGAAGAAAAACGCAGAATGAAATTAACAAAGTAATAAGAGAAAAATAAGAAGAAATGGCTAACGATGAAAATTTAAAACCTGCAACAAAAGGCGAAGTAAGAAATCCAAACGGAAGACCAAAAGGAAGTAAGAACCGAGCTACAGTTGCAAGGCAATATCTTGACTTAATAACCAAACAAAAAAACGGACTCACAGGCGAAGTTGAAGAATTAAGCCAAGAAGAAGTAATTACTTTAGCAATGTTAACCAAAGCAAGTAAAGGCGATGTTAATGCTTACAAAGCGGTTATGGATAGCGCATTTGGACAACCTAAACAAACAAGCGATACTAACTTAAGTGTTTCAAACTTTGATGTAAAAGACTTATTTAAAATTGATAGTCTTAAATAAAAAGTTTAATTATTTAGGTAGTCCTTCACGTTACTTTATTGTAACAGGTGGTCGTGGTTCGTCCAAGTCTTACAGCGTTACAACGTTCTTGTTATTACTTACGAAGGAAAGCGGACACGTTGTTTTGTTTACACGTTATACTTTGGTTTCAGCTTCTATTTCAATCATACCGGAGTTTATAGAAAAGATTGAGTTGATGAAAATGGAAGACCAATTTGTCGTAACAAAAGACGAAATAATAAACCTACAAACAGGAAGCAAAATAATATTCAAAGGAATAAAGACAAGTTCTGGAACACAAACGGCAAACTTAAAATCTTTACAAGGTGTAACTACTTGGGTATTGGACGAAGCCGAAGAACTTACAGACGAAGATACGTTTGACAAAATAGATTTATCCATAAGACACAAGACAAAACAAAACCGAGTTATTCTAATTTTAAACCCAACGACAAAAGAACATTTTATATACGACAAGTTTTTTGAAAGCAAAGGAATAGAACAAGGCACAACACTAATAAAAAACGATACCACGTACATACACACAACGTACTTGGACAACATCGAAAACCTATCCGAGTCTTTTTTAAAACAAGTTGAATACATAAAAGAACGAAGACCTGAAAAGTACAAACACACAATACTTGGTGGTTGGTTAGACAAAGCTGAAGGAGTTATATTTACCAATTGGAAGATAGGAGACTTTAAAGAAGTTGGAGTAAGTGTATACGGACAAGACTACGGATTTAGTGCAGACCCTACAACGTTAGTCAAGACAAACATAGACAAAGCAAACAAAATCATTTACGTTAAGTTACTCTATTATAAACAGGCACTAACAACAAGCCAAATAGCAAGGTTAAATTCAGAATTTGCAGGTAAAGATTTAATAGTAGGTGATAATTCAGAACCACGATTAATAAGCGAATTGAATGCTTTAGGAAATAATGTTGTACCTACAATTAAAGGAGCAGACTCTGTTATTTACGGAATAAGCTTACTACAGGATTACGACCTTGTAATTACAGAAGATAGCATAGATTTAATAAAAGAACTAAACAACTATTCGTGGCTTGAGAAAAAGTCAAAAACACCAATAGACAAACACAACCACGCAATAGACGCTTTGCGTTACGCAGTAGCATATCAGTTAGACAATCCAACAAAAGGTTTATATTTTATACGATGAACGATTTAGAAATAATGATGCAATGCGTACAAATTTACATCTACCAAAAAAAAGGTGTAAAGGTTCGTATTTATTTACGAGACATCCGAGATATTAATATGTTAAAACAAGCTTACGATTACATACAAAAAAACGAACACAACAAAAACACGAATAATTAATTATTAAGATATGAAGTTAGAAATAAACGTACCAACAACTTTAAGTGAAATACCATTAAAAAGCTACCAAGAATTTTTAAAGGTTCAGCAAGGAAGCAACGACGAAGAATTTATAGCGCAAAAAATGGTTCAAATATTCTGCGGTATAGAACTAAAGGACATAGTAAAAATGAAGTTGACAAGTTTAAACGAATTAATTTTACACTTTAAAAACTTGTTTGAGCAAAAGCCAAAGTTTCAACCAACGTTTAAAATAGGCACACAAGAATTTGGATTTATAACTAACCTTGAAGAAATAAGTTTTGGCGAATACGTAGACCTTGAAAATAGTTTACTGAAGTGGGAAGACTACCACAAAGCAATGGCTGTAATGTACCGTCCTATCAAAATGAAGTTCAAAGATAAGTACGAAATAGTTGATTATACGCCAATGGACGAAATGCACGAGTTAATGAAGTTTACGCCTGTTGACATAGCGATTAGTTCAAGTGTTTTTTTTTGGAATTTAGGAAGCGAATTATTGACAGCTACGCTTACTTATTTGGAACGGCAGATAAAAACGAACAAGAAGACGGAAACGAGTTTAGCGAACAAGCTCAATTTGGAAAACAATGGGGTTGGTATCAATCAATTTATGCACTCGCTCAGGGAGACATTACAAGATTTGACACAGTCACCAGCTATCGACTTACTCAATGTCTCACCTATCTTACCTTCGAAAAGCAAAAGCAAGAAATTGAACAACGCCAACTTAATAAATTAAAACGATGACAGGTTATTACAACTTATTAGACAAACTTAAAACACACTTTGACGCTGACGTTATTGTAAACACGGTAACACAAGGAGATATATTTAAAGTTGATTTAAGCAAACAAACAATATTTCCTTTATTACATATAATGGTTAATAACTGCACGTTAGACGAACGCACAACAACTTGGAATATTAGTTTAATAGCAATGGATATTGTAGACTTGTCAAAGAGCGCAACAACAAATATATTTTTAGGTAACGACAACGAAATAGACGTACTGAATACACAACACGCAGTATTGAACAGAGCTTACGAAATAATAAAACACGGAAGTTTAGCATACGATTTATTTATGGTTGAAGGAACTGCAACTTTAGAACCATTTACAGAACGGTTTGAAAATTATATGGCAGGTTGGACTATGACTTTTGACATAGTAACACCTAATGAAATGACTATTTGTTAAGATGACACAGAGCGAAGTACAAAAAGAATTAGATAGGTTTTCAAAGTCGGTAATTAAAGAAGCACGAAAGAATTTAACTACCTTAAAAAAGAACCACACAAAAGGACTTTGGCAAAGTTTAAAAGGTAACGTTAAGGCAATGCCAAATAGTTTGTCTATAGACTTTGAAATGAATTTGTACGGACAATTTCAAGACAAAGGAGTTAAAGGAGTTGGTGGTGTTCGTGCAACAACAAGCAAGTTCAAAAGAACGAATAATAAAGGTAAAATGTGGAAACAAAACGCTCCACAAAGTGAGTTTAAATTTAAGATAGGTAAGAAGCCAAGCGTTAAACATTTTATGCAATGGAGCGCAAGTAAAGGACTTAATCCGTATGCAGTTAGAGATACTGTTTACCATCAAGGAATTAAACCAAGTTTATTTTTTACCAAACCATTTGAAAGCGCATTTAAAAGATTGCCGGATGAACTTGTTGAGAAGTTTGGTTTAGACGCAATGAATTTATTTAAACAAACACAATTTAAAAACGAAAAGAAATAATGGCTAATATATTTGCACGTTCACCGTATTTAATTAGGATTGCAGAAACAGGGCAAAACGGCTCAAAATTAGAATTGTTTTTAGCAAATGGTTCTTTTTTAGGAAGTCCACAATACACGTTGAGTAAATTAATACCAGCGTCAAACAATGTTGAAACACTTTACGACATATCGCCATACATACGCGAATACATACGTTTTGCAAGTTGTTCAGCAGGTGGAAACGCTGCGGTAACAAACCCAACAAACGAACGAGTAAACGTAAGGGTTAAACGTTATAAATTAGTAGGTTTAACTTATACTCTTTTAAATACAATTGATTACATAGCATTTGACGGTTATTCATATTACGAACAAGGATTTAACTTTGATAATTTAGATTACGGACTTGACGCAGGAAATTATTATTACAACCCGACTTCAGACGCAGGAAAAATACGAGTAACAACAGGCGCAAGTTTTACAGCACGTTACACAAATTTAAGCACCGCAGTAGTAACAAGTTTAGCAGTAGCAAGTTCAACATTTGACATACCACGAGTTCGAACCGCAAACGTAGCAGTAGGAAACAAAGTAGAAATTTTAAACGGAGCTTCAGCAGTACAAGCGACTTGGTATTTTTACCCACAAGAAGAATGCAAATACACACCTGTTATAATTGACTTTGTAAATAAGTATGGAGCTTGGCAACGTGAGTTTTTCTTTAAGGCAAGTAACGACAATTTTAGCGTTGAAAACACGGAATACAATTTGATGCAAACAAATAGTTTTAGCTACAACGTAAAGGAAGGACAAAGAAAAGTATTTAACGCTAACGGTAAAAAAAGTGTTAAGGTAAATACAGGTTGGGTTTATGAAACTTGGAAGGAAGTTTTAAAACAAATAATGTTAAGCGAACGAATACTGATTGACGATAAACCTGCAAAGATTAATAGTAAAAGCACGGAGTTGTTTAAGCATATAAACACGAAACAAATAAATTATAGTTTAGAATTTGAGTTTGCATTTGATGTTATTAATTCAGTTATTTAATGAAAAGGCAAGTAGCAATATTTATAGAAACGGCTTTAGCGCAAACAGAGTTAGAATTTTCACGTTTAGAATTATTTAACGATGAGAAGATTTCCGTAAGTTCAACCATTCAAAATATTTCGGATATAAGTAAAATATTTACAGACTATTCGCAAGGGTTTACAATTCCGTGTTCACCGACTAACAACGCAATATTTCAGCACTTTTACCAAAATGATGTTGATGCAACTATTGACTATCAAAAACGATACAACGCTTATATAGAAGTTGACACGGTGTTATTTAGACGTGGTAAAATTCAGCTTGAAAAGACGAACCTAAAAAACGGAAGTGCAGATAGTTATTCAGTAACATTTTACGGAGCAGGAGTTTCTTTAAAAGACTATTTTAACGAAGACAAATTAAGCCAATTAGACCACACAAGTTTAAACCACAACTATATAAACCAAGAAGTTTACAATAGAGTAACAATTGATAGTTCAGTAACCGATTACAATGTTAGATACCCTTTAATAAGTTCAAAAAGAATTTGGCAATTTTCTGGAAGTGTTCCTTTACCACAAGACAATTGCCCTGAATGGTTTGAATATCCAACAAATAATTCAGATAACATAGGCGATAATGCAGGTGAAATAGAATACCAAGAATTGTTTCCTGCGGTTAGAGTTGCAAGTATTTTTGATTTAATTGAAGCAGAATATGGAATAACTTTTAATGGACTTTTTCTGACTTCAGATATGTTTAGAAAAGCATTTTTATATTATAAGAATAAAGAAAAGTTTAATTTTGTTACACAACCGAAAAACGTTACTTTTACTGTAACAGGTTCATCAATAGTTGAAACTTTTC